GGTGTTACTGGACCTGGTGCTCCTCTGGGAGTTTCTAATGTTCTAGTTGGCTACAATGCTTCACCATTATTCCAGGATAATAAATATGCAGCAATTGCTGATGGTGATTTGGTTTGGAGAAACTCTGCAGGTACTAACCTTAGCTATCTGGGATTTGAAACCACTGTTGATAAGGATCAATTTGACCTGACATATGTTAGAACATTCAGTAATGTTGACAGGGCCGAGGCGACTATAGTAAACGTTCCTGCATTTGGAGCTACTTATGCTTCTGATAATGTGGGGTTTCCTGTAAGCGCACAAGCATTTGATATAATTTCACAAGAAGGATCTATTAATCAATTCATAGATTGTACTAGAATAGACGTTACAACATTCTTGATAACTCAGGACAGCCTTGGTAATGTTCCTTTATCTGTCGGAGATTTGGTTGTTTCTACGGATCTTGATATATGTGAACCAGTAACGGGTAACAGACAAAGCAGATTAGCTAAGGTTACTTCGGTTGCTACCACGACAACTCTTGGAACATACAGGGTAAAAATAGCAAGACCAGCTCTCTATTACACTGCTGGCGTTGGACTTAGAATTCAAAAATTCCTGTCGATATCCCAATTTACAAGATCTTTTGACTTCACATACTTAAGCGGATTCACAATGACTGACTCGCACAGACCTAACGGTAGTGACGCTAGACTTAGTGATATACTTGATGTTATGTATGATACCAACATAGCTAAAACATTAGCCTCTAAGGACATTATATCATTCAGATACGTTGTGGATACGTTTTCTGGACAGATTTTACCTAACTCTAAATACCAACTTAGTAAGCTTGCTAAATTAAGACAACAAGCTCTTGCTATTATAAATGCTCCTTCAATGGCACAATTTAGAGCTAGTACGGATCCTAGATTTACTGATGCTCCAACAGAACCAAATCCATATCCGAAATTAAATACTGCTTATATCGCAGATGGTGGTAATTTATCTCTTAATCCTACATACACCTTTAGTTTACCTAGTGAAGATGATGGATCTAAATTCTGTGGTTTCTATTCCCCTTTTATTACAGTAAGGGAATCAAATAGAAATATAGATGTCCCACCAGCAGCATACGTTTCTAATAACTTCCTTAGAAAATTCGCAAACGGTGAACCTTATGCAATTATCGCAGGACAGAAAAGAGGGGTTATAAGCGGAGGAAATATCGTCGGTGTTGAATATGACTTTACTGATGAGGATAGAGGAAACTTAGAGCCTTTCGGTATAAATCCAATCATCAAGAGAAGAGGTATCGGAGTAATTATCTTCGGTAACCAAACTGCTTACCAACAAGTTAACTCAGCTTTCAACTTGGTCCATGTAAGGGATCTTTTAATCAGTATAGAAAGCGACGTACAAGAGATATTAGCTAACTACCTATTTGATTTTAATGACGATTCAATAAGACTTGAGATTAAAACATTAGTTGATAATTACCTTGATGGTGTTAGAGCAGGTGGTGGTGTTTATGCTTACCAAACTATAATGGATGCATCAAATAACACTCCGGCAATCATCGATATGAATATGGGTATAATTGACGTTATAATTGAACCTGCTAGGGGAATTCAGAAATTCATTAATAGGGTTACTGTTACTAGAACTGGTGGAATCGCAGCTGGAGGATTCGTACAATTTGTATAATCAAATTTTTGAATATTTAGAAGCAAAAGATAAATATAATTAGATATGGCAGGATTATCACATTTTCAAAATTCACTATCAGGAATAAACAAGTTTGAACCTGTTTATTTAAACCAGTTTGAGGTTACTATTTTACCTCCTGCTGCTGTTGCTGGTGGTGAGATATTACTACAGCACGTTAATAAAGTGTCTGGCCTTTCTTTGGATAAAAACCCTGGTGTTATAGCACAAAAGTATAAATTTGCTAAAAGAAACTACGCTGGTGCTAAACCGGAGAACACCTATATGGACGTGAGTTTAAGTTTTACTGTCAATCTTAATGACGCTAATTCGATGTATGTACATAAAACATTAAGACAATGGTCAGATTTAATCTATAATCCCTTAACTGGTGCTATGGGTCTTAAAAACGATTATACAGGTACTATCGTAATATCAATCTTTAACAAGCAAGGTGATGTATACAGAAGAATAACTTGTAGAGATTGTTTTCCTACTAAACCTATAACTGCTATGAATTTAAGCTACATGTCAACGGATCTATATAAAATTGATGACATGTCTTGGGCGGTTGATTACTGGGAAGATCTATTCTTATAAAATAAAGAACAAAAATGGCAGGATTACCACATTTTACAAACTCTAAAGCAGCAATAAACTATTACGATCCGGTTTATCTGAACCAGTTCGAGGTGCTTATAAATCCACCATCAGGAATTGTTGATTCAGCTACCACATTTAAAGGTGAAAGTATATTAGCACAACAGGTTAAATCTATAACTGGATTGGCAGTAGATATTGCTCCTGCTCAGACAGTTAATCAGCAATATAAATTTGCTACCAGAAGATATGCTGGCGGTGAACCTTCTCAGAGTGATATGACACTTTCCATGGAATTCGAGGTTAACTTGAATGACGCTAATTCTATGTCTGTTTATAAAATTCTTAGACAATGGTCGGATTTAATCTATAATCCACTGACAGGAGCAATGGGTCTAAAATCTGACTATGTCGGATCTATGTCTATATCAATATTTAATAAAAGAGGTGATGTCTTTAGAAGAATAAGAATACCTTCTTGCTTCTTGAGCGAGCCTATAAATGCAATGGAACTTGATTATGAAACACCAGCTATATACAGCATAACTGCTAGTTGGGTTTGTGATTACTGGGAAGATCTATTCTTATAATTGGATTAAAAAATATATTTCGAAAAAAAAGGAGGCTAATTTGGCCTCTTTTTTCATTTTATGTTATATAATAGATAAAATAAATTATTTATGGATAACATATCTCCGGAAGAAATTCTCAAAAGAAAAGAAATGATGGGTGGCATAGTATATGACGACCCATCCGATGTACAAACAAAGCCAGAGGCGAAGCCAGCTGAGGTTCAGCCAGTTTTAAGCGAACCTACGAAAAAAGATGTTGTCGAAAAAAATGTATACACGGACCAACCACCGGTTCCAAATAGTTTTGGCAAGGCACAATCCGTTTCTCCTGCATTTGATACAGGATGGAAAAATTTACCAGTTGATATATTACCCTCCAAGGGAGTATATTACCCAGAAGGAACAAAACTAGCCATAAGATCAGCAGAAGTTAGGGAAATTAGACACTTCTCCACTATCGATGATGATGATAGATTGGATATAGAGGATAAACTAAGTTACATTTTGGACAGATGTCTAAGAATGGATTTTCCTGATGAAGGCGTGGTATCATATCTTGATTTAAAACAAGAAGATAGATTCTTTATAATAATGGCAATAAGGGATTTAACTTTTGTTAGAGGTGAGAATTCAATAATGCTTCAGGCAACAAAGAAATGCAACGAAACCCCTGATTGTCCGTTTAATAATGGTATTGAGTTAAGAACCGGTGTTTTAAGTTCATATGAGTTGGATGACAGAATAAATAAATACTATGATGTTGAAAGCAGAACTTTTCTATTTGATGTAAAAAGAATAGGAAAGAAAATTGAAATGTCAATACCAAGTATAGGTGTTACAAAAGCAATCTCCAGATTTATTTCTGACATGAGTAGAAGGGGCACCGAGATTGATGACGGATTTATAAAAATTGCTCCTTTTATATTTAATGAATGGAGGGATTTAACAAGCGATAGAATACTTACCCAAATGAGGGAAGCTGACTATTGGACCAAAGAGGAATATAGTTTATATTTTGAACTTTCAGAAAAGATCAGAATTGGCACTGAATTGGAAGTTAAACAAAAATGCCCTGTATGCGGTGACAAGGAGGTCACCGCTGCGATCAACTTTCCCAGCGGGTTCAGATCTCTTTTCGTTATTTCAGATATCTTTGGAGAACTTCTTTGAGATTAAATTTAGACTTTGGAAAGAGCATGGATTAGATCCCGTTTGGGTAGAATCCATACCGTTTTATGAATATCAACTATGGCTAGACATGTTGAATGATTCTATAGATAAGGAGAATACAGAAAGACAGACAGAGGATGGGGTTAAACAATTATTTAATCTGACTAAATAAAAAATGGAATATATACATTAGTATATGGCAACGGATCAGAAACTTATATCATCACTATTAGATCTCAGCAGAAATGTCGATAAGCTTTCTGGTGACATTAAAAAGAATACAACAACAACATCTGATCTTGTTGAAACCCAGACTAAAGCAGCCGATAATGCCAAAGATTTTGGAAAAATAGCTGAAGGAATAAAGGGACTTGATCTTGGAAGTTTAAAAGGAGAATTCTCACAATTAACAAAGGGTATAGAGGGATTAGATTTTCAGGGTTTATCGAAGGATCTAAAATCTCTTGATTTTAAAGGATTAACTCAGAGTATAAAAGGATTAGATTTTAAAGATTTAACTCAGGGTATAAAAGGATTAGATTTTAAAGATCTAACTAAGGGTATAAAAGGATTAGATTTTAAAGATCTAACTAAGGGTATAAAAGGATTAGATTTTAAAGATCTAACTAAGGGTATAAAAGGATTAGATTTTAAATCTCTCGGGCAAGATCTTAAAAAACTTGACTTCAAGGATCTTGCCGGAAGTATAAAAGGTTTAGATCTGAAAGGAATATCTGGTGCAGCGAAGGGACTTGATATCGGTGGGATTGCTAATGCAGTAAAAGGTGGAGGAATAAAGAACGTAGTTTCGGGATCTCTAGGAGGACTTGCAAAAGGATTTGGTAAAAAGCTACTTGGTGGATTCGAAGCGGGGGGAAAGGTTGAAAAAACAGGGAATTATCTTGTCGGAGAAAAGGGACCGGAAATCGTAAACCTCACCAAGGGATCTGCTGTTATTCCTAATGATATATTAAAGGAAAGACAGAATATATTAAAAAAATTAGGACCAAATGCTCCGAGCGAGAAAGAAATAGCTAATAGGAGAAATTATATTCTTTCAGCAGATACTGAATACTATAAGGATGAACCCGAATGGCTCGAGAAAGATGTAAATTCATATTTAGAAAGTCTTGATAAAAGCGCATTTTTTACTCCGGATAATCTAAAAAGCATAACCGGGGGTGCACCACCTAAAAAGGAAGAACCTGTAGCTACTCCAATAGATAAATCTCAGGAGTCTAAGTCTGAATCTAAAGTTAAGGAAAAAAAGGACGGCTTATTTTCTAAAATATTTGGAAAGAAGAAGGACAAGGCTGCTCCCGAAATGGACGAAAAGGATAAAGGACCTTCGTTATTAGATAGGGGTAAAGACTTGCTTAAAAATGTTGATAAGGAATCATTAATTAAAGGTGGTCAGGATCTTCTAAAGAATCCCGCGGATCTCCTAAATAACCCCGCGGATCTTCTGAAAAGCGCTGGTGGAATTGGAATGCAAGCAATGCTTAAAAAGAAGGAAGATATTAAGCCGGGTGAAATAAAAAATACGGTTAATAAATTATCAAAGCTTCCTGAACCAAAACGGGCTGCTAAGAATACCACAGCTTCCGCACCAACTGCAGAACCAGCTGATAAGGCATCTCCTGTTACTAGTCAAACTGAGACTAATGGAGGGGAAGTTAAGACTTCATCCGCATCAGCAACATCTACTTCTACTTCTACTGCTGCTTCGGGTGGATCGGAAGGTATGGGTAAAGATGATGCTAACGAGATGAAATCGATACTTATGAGAATAGCATCTTTGCTAGAAGGTCCGCTGAGTGTATCATCCATCGATGCACCATATAGACCGGATTCCAGAAGGGTATAAAAAAATACCGTTAATTATTTTTTTATACCGGGATATTTGATTACTTTTGTTGGAATTAAAGAGAGATAGTGATGATCAGTCCGGAAAAGTACACAGAAGCAATTAATACGAAGCATTACGAAAACACGGAATTCCTGGATGATGATTTTTTAAGTCTCGATATTTGGAGGATAGTAAAAATCCCATATCATAATGCTAATGGGTTTGTATATGAGGTATCTTCACCAGCTGACAATCCAAACATAGCAGTGGACCAAAGAGACAGGATCTATCTGGAGATGTCTAATGTATGGGCTAAAAACTCATACTGCAAAAGAATGCAGGTCGGATGTTTAATAGTAAAAAATAAATCAATCATATCGGATGGGTATAATGGATCTCCCACAGGATTTCCTAATATTTGCGAAAGCGATGATAATATAACCCTACCTTATATATTGCATGCTGAAGCTAATGCAATAACAAAATTAGCAAAGGGTACACAGGGATCAGAGGGATCAACACTATATGTTACCCTCTCACCATGCTTTGAATGCTCAAAACTTATAATACAGTCAGGAATAAAAAGAGTTGTATTTACCGAGGTTTATAGAAAACCTGAATCAATATATTTTTTAGCTGAGGCTGGAATAGAAATTTTAAAAATAAGTAAATAATCCCTTAAACCCTTAATTAAAAAATGCAACAAAAAGAAAAAAACATCCAGAGATTGGCGGAAGATTTTATATTATTCAGGGATGATAAAAGCTTCAAGTTTTTATTTGAAAGACTAAGACCGGGGGTACTTAATCATTGCTTTCTTAT